ACCGGCACCTACGGGGAAATCACTGACAAGTTTTAATGCAAGTGCTTTTCTTTTAACTCACGCAGTTGCCTAGCCAGAATGAAATGGTGCCGAAACCATCCGGCAACATTTCCCTCTGCGTCTTTTAATTCAACATCCGAATTTGCTGCGATGATGCCAAGCATTGCTACCATTGAAGACACAACCAATTGCAGATTTTTTTCACCCTGCACCAATTCCATCAGCTTGTCATCGAAGTGTTTGTCGTTCATATGACCCCCAAGATCATAGCTAAAAGAACTGCTACCGAAAACCAGAATACCAACGTGTCGCCTAAATGCATCACAGCCTCCCGCAAATAATTTTGCCAGCCTCAGTGCAAAGATACCGCTGATCAGGCTTGATGCCCACCCTACCCAAGTCAAGCCTGTCGGCGTCCCAACAGGTCTGCACCGTGACATCCGCCTCGATCAGTCCGTCGCTGTGCCTGTCAATCGCGTAGTAGAGCAGATCAAAATCCCTGTCGGGCAAGTCGAAGTATTCGCCGCGCAGCCTCACCGCGAAGTCAGCGCCGCGTCTCCCATGACCGTCATCGGTATCCTCGTTTAAACGGCAAGCATCGTGCAGGACTGCAAACAGGTGGATGATCTTTTCATCCGCCCCGTTCGTCGTGGCAATGGCGAGGGCATTGTCATCGACCCTGCGCCAATGGCTGACACCGTGAGTGCCGCTCCAGTTTAAAACGTATTGCGCTTTGATGCGTTCAATCAAATCCATGTGAGCCTCCTAAATTGTTATTCATCGTCAGGCACCTCGTCTTCTTCCTCTTCCTCTTCCTCCTCTTCGACCTCCGGGACATCCGGCAACGCTTCGTTTGCTATCCGTTGCGCTTCCCATCGGCGTTGATTTCTAGCTTCCCATTCTGGAGTTTCGGCTGGGTTGCGGAATCCCTCTGGATTTTCAGCCTCCAACTCGTCGAGCGTTTTCGTTTTCATATTGATTCCTTTGGTAGGCAACTAGTGTTTCAGTCGCAGTAAGATTTATAACAAACGGGACAGGCGGTTATCAAGCCGCCATCCCACTCAGCTTCGTGCCCCGTGACGATGTCCGCCTTGCAACTGTAGCAGTATCCATCGTAAGGTGCGAAGCGAGGAGCGCCCGTCTCCTCACAATATTTCTTCTGGGCGTTTAAACATTCCTGTCTAGTCATTGTTTACCCCTTCAGGGAGTTGAGAAGCTTGTTGAAAGACTGTGTAAATACTTCTGCTACAGACTTCACGTTCGCAGAGTGCGTGAAGCACTTCGTGATGTCAGCGCGTCCTACACCGATGCCTATGATGACGATGCCCAGCTTCTTCGCCACCTCGTTCAGGTGCTGAATGTGCTTGACCTGATAATCATCAACGTCCGTAAGGATGAACAGAATCTTGCGCTGCTCAGGACGGCGAGACAACGACTGGATCGTCTCGGACAGTGCAGAGTAGTCAGGCGTCGAGCCATCGACAACATGCGGCAGGGCGGCTATCGATGCCTGTGCCGAGCGAAGGCTTTCCTTGTAGCCCTTGATCTCGGTAAACGTCACCGACTCCTCTACGTCCGTTGCGCTCAACTGAAATCGACTGCCGTAGAATCCCGTGATACCCAGCGCCACCTTGCACTCGTCGAGAAGCTTGGCGAGATGTGCGGCAACCTCGGAGAATATCTCGACGCGGGATACAGTGCCGTTCTTCTCGGCGGGCAACTCAGTGCTTGCTGAGATGTCGATCAGAATCTGCACGACAGAGGCAGTTGATTCTTTGTAAGCACGACGCGAGAATATCGACGCATCGCCCACTGCGTAGCGCGTCAGCGCACGGCGATCCAATCGACCCGACTCCTCACGGCGCGACCAGCCGATGAAGTCGGCACACGCCAGCACCCGACGCAGCGCCACCTTCGTCGCGGCAATACCGGGGACGTTGGTCGATACATGCTTCTGAAACAGCCGCTCTTTCTCCCGAACCGCGTGGAGAAAGCAATCACCAATTTTGTCTGCAATCATCATGTCCTCCAAGAAATTTTGCGTTGATACAAAGACCGCAACACGGGGCGTGTGACGGTATCGACAGAACCTGCAACGGACTCGGAAATAAAATCGCAGGGGTCAACGCCACGTTCGCCGCCGAACCCACTGCTGCTACCCTTGCCCGGCTCACCCGGCTCATCACCCGGCTTATCACCCTCACCCGGCTGACCCGGCTGGTCACCCGGCGTATCACCTTCGCCCGGCTCGTCACCCTGACCCGGCTGGTCACCGTCACCCGGTTCATCGCCGTCACCCGGCTTGTCACCCGGCTGATCTCCCGGCTCGTCACCTTGCTCACCCGGCTCATCGCCCTGCTCCGGCTTGTCACCATCCTCTGGCTCGTCAGGCGGCGGCTCTTGCGGCGGCTCTTGCTCGTCAATCTCTTGCAGTGCAGCGTTTAAACGCAGTGCTATCTCGACGATCTGCTCCGTGTTGTGAGCAACGTGTGCTGCGTTGAGTGCCTCTTCGATAGCCACCCGATACTTGCTGCGCTGGAACACCGGCTGTGCCGACAAGGCATAGCCGTTTAAACGCCGACCCTCTATCGCCAACTGGAACGGGACGTTGCGTTTGTCATCGGGATGCACGTAGCCCGAATCAGTCTTCGACGCCTCAAGAATGTGATTCGTCAAAGAGGCAAACAGGGTTGCGGCATTCGCCGCGTAGCCTGACTGGATGACACGTAACTCGATGCGCGGGTCTTCCAGCCCGTTGATCAGCTTGCCGACGAACGTGCCATGCTGGGCAACCGCCTGATCCCATACCGGGGCGGCTGTAAACCACGCATGACCCAGTTCATGCAGCGCGTAGCCAACAAGCTGGCTGAATTTCACCGCGCTGATGTCAGCGACATCTGATATCGCCGGGAATATCAGCGAACAGACGCCGTTGCGGTAGTTGATACCGGCAGTCGTGCCCTGCCACCGCACCTCAACACTCTTGAACCGGTTACCGCTCGAAGCGTAGACCCGCTCGAACGTCGTTTCGATACCCCTCTTCACGTTGATGCCTAGCATGGTGAGCCTCCTGTAAAGTCAGATGATACTACGGAATAACTTGCGATGCTACTCCGACAAAGCGGCTGCGAATGCCGCCTCGTCGAAGGTCGCGTCGAACGCGCCCAGCAACTCACCTTCGCAATCGCTGTGAAACTTGTTTACCACCGCGTTGCGAAACGCCAGCGACAGGGGCAAGCCCTTCTTCACAGCCCGTGCCAGTGCAAACAACTGCCGCAGCGAAGGCGGCTGAGTCAGCAGCCCAGCGGTTGCCTTCTGCCGCGCCACGGCGGCGAAGCCGACGATGATCTCAGCCGCCGCAGCAGACAAGCCAGTGCGGGTCGAGATCAGCTTCGCTTCCTTGTCGGCACGAAGGTAGTCGAACCGCAGCGTGAAGCTGAAGCGGTCGATGAAGGCGCTGTTCTGCTCACGGATATCAGCGAAGTTGCCGCTGGTATTGCCGTGCCCGTTGCTGTTGTCGCAGCAGAAGAACGCCACGCCCGGGGCAACAGGTATCGACTGTCCGGTCTCGTTGATCGTCAGCGCACGGTGCGGAGACCGTTCGCAGAGCGAGTGCAAGACCGCAATCGAACCAGCCCGGGCGAATCCGATCTCATCCAGCAGGATGATCGCACCGGGGTGCGCGATTGCCTTGGCGATTGCACCAGCCGACCACTTGACCGTGCCGTTCTCGATGGTGTTGCCACCGATGAAGTCCGCACGTTCGACAGCCTCGTCGAAGTTGACGCGGACACAACGGCGCTGCAACCGGGCAGCGATCTGCAACACGAACTCGGTCTTGCCTGTGCCTCGCTCTCCCGCCAGCCAGCAGTTGTCGGGTAGCGGATCGTCGAGCGCCAGCAGAGCCTGATGCAAATGCTGCGGCTGGAACACGTAGTCGGTGACCACGGCAGGGGCAAGACGATCACCCCACACCTGCACCGGCAGGTCGCCGAAGTCAACGCCGAGGTTGAGATACTGACACGCCTCGACACCGAAGATGTCGGCAGCGCGGACGGTGGTCGTGGTGGGGGCAAGCGCCCCGGCGATCTCCTCGATAGCCTCGACCGAGGCGGTCTTGCGGAACGCCGAGAACGCCGATGTCACCTCCGCCGCGATGCTTGCGCGGATGCCCTTGATGTCCACCTCGGGAGGGGACAGGGCGTTTAAACGGGCAGCCACCTTCTTATCGATGGCAACCAGAGAAGCCGAATGCCGCGTTTTAACGGCGTCCACCAGATCGTCGAGTTGAATGCGTGACTCGCTAAGTAGGGTCGAGACGTTGCTCTCGAAAGAATGAACCCGCTGACACGCCACTTGCGCTTCGCGCAGCGCGTTGCTGCTGTTCAGGGTGACCCGCTCGATCTCGCGGCGGAGATCAGGAGGGATAGCAACTGCCGCCGACGAGACAGTGCTGGGCACAGACTGCTTCACCTGATCCAGCGAGATGCGTCCTGCGACGATCTGATCACGCAGCCAGATGATAGCGTCTTGCTTGTGCTGCCTCGCCAGCGAGCCGGTGCAGACAACCGCCGCATTCAGCACCGCGAGCGGGACAAGAGACAACTGCCGTTCAATTACTTTCGCGTTCATGTTGAGCCTCCGTAAGTTGTGACTACCGTAGGTGGTAATCCGGTAGCAGACTGTCGCCAATCTGCTACCAGTTGGCACCCTATGCGATCAATGTGTCGCCGTCCTGCGGACATGTGGGCAAGCCCTTGTCCGCCCATTTCTTGGTCAGCCTGACCGTGTAGCCGCACGTGGGGCAAGCTGCCTTCAGCAGCCGGGTAGACTGCGTCTTCTTCCCTGTGACGTTTAAACGGGCATGTGGGTATGCCCCAAGCGAGTCGATCACCGGGCCGAATGCTGACGCGAACTCAGCGCCGCCCACGGTGGCAGTCGGCTTGCCCTCAAGATGCAGGGCGCGGACAAGCTTCGGGAACCTCTTGCGGTGCCCGTCGCCGTCCGTTGCTGCGTGTGCCAACTCATGCACCAGTATCGCCGCCGCCTCAAGCGGCGCGTCGATGACAGGCGAGACGCTGATCTCATGCGTCTGATCGTCTGACGCCTTGGGTGACCAGTGCTCACCGATGCGGCGAGCCTTGTCTGACCGGGCGGACTTGCTGGGAAAACCGCAGGTCACCCTGATGCGGTCGGGCAGCGGGTGCCCTGCCGCCGCAAACACCGGGCGAATCTCGCCCACAAAATTGTGAAGCCATTCTTCGCGTGTCGTATTCATTCTGAGCCTCCGATAAAATTAGATGATACCACCGTGATTTAAACGGTGCAATCGTTTAAACCTACCTTGAAATGATCCAGCATTTCACTGCGAAGATCAGGAAGAAAACTACCACCGCCAGCACTGCCTCTGCGTCGCTCATGTTGCCTCCGTTTAAATGTTGTAAGGGTTATTTCATTGGGGGTCTCAGATGATCTTGAGATAAGCGGTTAGCGCCCCCGCCGTGAAATAACCCTCGTTGCTGACCTCGTCAGTCGCCGCGTCACGGCGAGACCTCCTCGCGGAGGTTTCGGTCTCATGCTGCCTCCTAAGCTAAGGTGTCGTTAAAATCATACTCAATGGGTTGCGCCTCGCCGCGCAGAATTGCAGCGGCGCGGTCAAACTTAAGCCGCGCCTTGTCTAGCGCGTTCTGCGCTTTTCGCCCCGCCACCTCTGCTGCGGCAAGCGCAATACGCGCCTTTGCCACAACACCGTAATCCAGCGGGTTTGGTTCTTCAAATCGAAACGTCATAGTGAGCCTCCAGTTAGTTCATTTTGTAGGGAATCGACAGCCTTCCCAACTCTACGCAATAGCCTATCGATGCGATGCACCTCCGAAAGCAACTCGCCTTCCACCTCGTCGAACTCAATATCGTGCTGAGTAGTCCAATCGTCATTGTCCACCTGCGCCAGATCGCGCAGTCGCAATACAAGTTTTCTTAATTTCATACTGCCTCCTTTGATGAGCCGTCATTGACTCTCGCAACGCACTCGACGAATGCGCTCTGAGAGTCACGCCCCGGCTTACTGTAGTGCGAGGCGATCTGGACTCTGTGTGCAGTGGGGTCTGGCTCGTCCCTGTTCGATGCCCATCCTGCTGACTAGCCGCGCTTGATCTGCGGCACCACTTGGTATTATCAACATTTCTGGACACTACTGAGGCGCTTTACGTAGCCCTTAGCCACTGCGTGACGCCCTATCGTAGAGGGAGAGCGTCACTTGCGAGTCTTGCGGTCTTCTGCTCTCTCGCACCAGCACCGTTAGGGTAGGCTGGAATCCCGCGCAGTCAGTGGGAGAAGGTCTTTACGGGGAGTAGTCCGCCGCATCCTTCCTGCCTCATGTGACAGGGATTTAGTCCCTGCCACCCACTGCGCCTTTCGTCGCTTCCCAGCGAGAACGAACGATAGCACCGTTTAAACATGCAATGCAAGCATTAAAAGTATTGCCCAACCAAAAAAGCACTTAAACCTTTGATTGGTATGACTAAATAAATCTTGTAAACAAATGTAAAGTTGTGCGCCAAAAAAGGACGCTAGAGGGAGGCTTAGAGGGAGCGCAGAGGGTGGATTGTTTCGATGGTTTTGATGCCGAGAATGATGCCGTGAGGGAGATTTAAACGGCTGTCTGTAAAGCTTTGAATTGGCTGTCGGTGAGGCGTTGAATTGACGCTCGGGGCGTCATAGTGCGAACGAAGGTGAATGCGGCAGAGGCGAATCCCTGTGCCCTGTGCTACGCTCGGCACTGGGAGTTTAAACGAAGAGGGAGAATTGCTATGGGCGAAAAAGGCGTTGTCGAGGAAATTATTGGCGCGGTGAATGCGCGTGATGGCATAGAGAGCGCGAACGATGCTGTGCAGGAGGGCATTAGCGAAGCGATACAGGCTGCTGCCCATAAGGTAAAGCCCAAGAGGTCAGTGAATGGTGTTGTAAGGGGTGCAGGGATGTCACGTATCACTGCAAAGATGAGAGCCTTTGCATCACTGGTTGCCTCTGGGGAATCACCAAGGGAAGCCTACCGCAAAGCCTACAACGTGCCGGATGGAAGGGAGCATCGTCTCGTGGCTGGGGCAAATGCATTGATGCGCGATAAGCGCATAGCAGGGCTGATGGAGAGTGTCTGGGAACAGGTGAAAGAGAATATCGTAGACGATCAGGTTATGGCTAGGAGATACATCATGACGCAGTTGCGCGAACACGCAGAGAGTGCTGACAGCGTCGGTGGAAAGCTCCGCGCCCTTGAACTCATGGGCAAAGCCATAGGCATGTTCGTAGACAAAGTCGAGACGAAGACAGAGGAGATTTCCCCCGCGCAATTGAAGGCTGATCTGCGTAAAAGTCTGGCTTTGCTAGAGGCAAAGCCATTACGCATCGTGAACGTCATAGATAACGCAGTGGAATCAAAGGCATAGATGTGGTGTTAGTGCCTGATGTAGGCACTGTGTCTCGTCTCGGTGCCCTGTGCTGGGCGTTTAAACGCCGCTCAATCGCTACATCAGGCGGCGCTGCCCCCGGCGACCCCACTGGCACCCCACCCCCCAAAATCGACGCGGCTCGCCTCGCCACGCCCTACGCTCTAATCCACTCATCCCATCCCCTCCCAATAACCCCCCCCCCCCCATTTCCTTTTCCCCCCCCCCCCCCCCCCCAA